GTTCCAAATAACGTTCAGCCACAGCAAAGTTATTTTAATCCCATGACAATGGGGTTGTTGGCGGGTGCTTTGAAGAATGGAATGCAGGGTGGTAGTCCGAATCCGCAAATTCCAATGGCCGGGGATGCCAATCAGGATCCTAATGGAGGTCAGAATGTAGGGTATGGATTGGGGCAACAAGTTGTCGGACAGTATCCGGGTGCAGGCGTGCAAGTTGCCCAGTCGAGTCAAACAGGAATGCCTTCTCCATATGCCGATCCCAACTTACAGGGCCAAAATCCCCTTCTCCAAGCCTTAATGAGACAAAAATCCACAGGAGTTTATTAAAATGCCTTTTGAATCCGATAAGCAAAGAAGAATGATGTATGCAGCAGCAGAAGATCCGGCTGTGGCGAAGAAAATGGGTATCAGTCAGGAGGAAGCCGCCAAGTTTATAAAGGATTCAGGCGGAAAGACACTCAAACACACGGTGGGGGATGCTGTTGACAAGGAAGCTCCAGAAGTAATGAAGGGCAAGAAAGCAAAAAATTCCCAAAAAGACAATATCAAGGATCCAGGGGATTATTGAATGTCAAGTCTAGGCGCCGCTCCGTTTGCTGCTTTGGATTCCAGCCAGCAAATCATATGGCAACCTCAAGAAGGTCCACAAACCGCACTTATCGAGTGTCCGGTTTTTGAAATCTTTTTTGGTGGTGCTCGGGGCGGTGGTAAGACTGAAGGATCGATCGGGGATTGGTTGCAGCATTCGAGTCAGTATGGAGAGGATGCGATTGGGATTTTTGTTCGTCGCCAGTTCAAGCAATTAAAAGAAGTTATTGCTCGATGTGAGAAACTTTTTAAAAAACTCGGAGCCGTTTACAATCGCCAAAGAGCGGAATTTACAATGGCGAATGGTGCCCGACTTGCATTCGTTCACCTTGAAAGGGATGCAGATGCTGAAAACTATCAAGGCCATTCCTATACCCGAGTTTACATTGAAGAAGTAACGAACTTTCCAACTCCCGGTCCGGTAATGAAGTTGAAAGGGACATTGAGGAGTGCAGAAGGCGTTCCGTGTGGTATGCGATTGACTGGGAACCCTGGCGGACCCGGACACCTATGGGTCAAAGCCCGCTATATCGATCCATCCCCCAAGGGATTCAAACTAATCACCGAAACCGAAGATATCGAGATCGATGGGATAGTGGTTCCAACCTCCATTTCCCGAGTTTTCATCCCATCCCGGATTAGTGATAATAAACTTCTTCTTCGCAACAACCCGACTTATGTATTGGGTCTGCGCCAAACAGGATCGGAGGCTCTCGTTAAGGCTTGGTTAGAAGGAGACTGGGATGCCGTGGATGGAGCCTTTTTTGATGAATTCAGTTTCGACAAACATGTCTTGGCGGCTGGATGGCTGGAAAAAATTCCAAAAAATTGCCTCAAATTCTGTTCATTCGACTGGGGCTCGGCGCATCCATTTTCGGTTGGATGGTATGCCATGTCGGATGGAACTTGGGGCTTGCCGAAAGGCGCCATCCTGAAGTATCGGGAATGGTACGGAGCCAAAGGCCCAAACATTGGCATCAAAATGGGCAACCCTGAAATCGCAATGGGCATTCTTGAAAGGGAAAAAGAGGATAAGGAAAAAGGATGGAAAATTACCTATCGGGTAGGTGATCCAGCCGTTCATATCCGGTCAGGCGGTCCATCCATCAATGAACAAATGTCTATAAAGGGAGTTTCGTGGAATATGGCAGATAATAAAAGGAAGCCAGGTGCCGAAATGGTTCATAATAGATTGACTGGAGAAAATGGAATTCCGATGCTCTACTTTTTGGAAACCTGCGAAGACACCATCCGTACCATTCCTTACTTGCAGCATGATGAAAAGGATCCAGAGGATATCGACTCGGACATGGAAGACCATGCTTATGATGAAACTCGATATGCCGTTATGTCGAGACCGTGGTTGATGAATATCGTTCAACCTCAAGGAATGTCGCTCCCGAAGCATCCGATGGATATGACTTTTAATGAAATAATCGCAAGACAACACGCCAAGGCTAAAGCCAAAGCTGATGAATTTTAAAGGGGACTACGAAAATGATTAACCAAGGCGCTTCGATTGCATTAGGATATCAGCAACTGACTTCGATTGACGCTTCTAGTGCGTTGACCATTCCAGCAGGCACGGCTTATTGCGTTTTTCAATGCGAAGCCCAGGCCATTAGATGGAGGGATGACGGTACCGCTCCGACAGCTTCCGTTGGCTTTCCACTCGCAGTTGCCGTCAACTATACTTATGACGCTGGACAACTTTCGGCCCTTCGTGTCATTAGCCAAGTTGCCGGTGCCAAACTCAACGTCGTTTACTATGGAAGATTGTAATCATGTCCTCGCCTGATCTGAATGTAGAAGATGACAACGAGCCTTCGGATGCAAAAGGTCCAGCCCTTGTATCGAATTGGATTCAAGCAATCATGGCTGCCGAGAAACGGGAAAAAAAGTGGAGAGACTCGGGCAATGAGGTCATCAATCTCTACGAAGCAGAGGACAAAAAGGCTTATCAGTTCAACATCTTGTACTCGAATACGGAAACTCTTGCGCCGGCACTTTATTCGGTTACTCCTACACCATTGGTGCAAAGACGCTTTAAAGACGACGATCCATTAGGTGCGGCAGTTTCGAAGACATTGCAACGGTCGCTTCAGTATTTGTTGGATGACGGAAGCGCTATATATGCTTCGTTCGACACGTTGATGACCGCGGCCACCCTGGATGCACTCGTCCCTGGACGCGGTGTAACTAGGTTCAAATATGATGCCTATATTGAAGGTTCTTCTAATGAGCCCACGCCAGCGGAAGCTGCATCGAATCCAGACGGTGCGAAACAGATTGAGGATGGTCGGACTTTACCGGGAATCATTGAAGACGAAGTTGCGAAGGGTGAAAAAGTAGCCTGGGAATCTGTTTGTGGTGAACAGATTCCATGGGATCGTTTCTGCCACGGTTACGCTCGGACTTGGCAAGAAGTTCCTTGGGTCGCTTACAAGTGGCCGATGACTCGCGAGGAATTAGTAAGGAACTTTGGCGACAATGGCCAAAAGTGTAAAGTTTCCGCAATGGATGATTCGCAACTCGATGGTGGCAAAAAAAATGACGACGTAGACAAGGAAATGAAAGTTGCATGGGTTTATGAGATTTGGGACAAAGATGATAAAGAGGTTGTTTTTGTATCAGAAGGTTTTAAAGATGGTGCTCTGAAGAAAGTTCCTGATCCTTTAAAATTGACTGGATTCTTTAATTGCCCTCAGCCTCTAACCTTATTCCAACGCGTGAGTGGATTGACGCCGCAAACTCTTTACGCATTTTATGAAGAACAAGCCAAGGAACTGAACCGAGTAACGGGGAGAATCAATCGTCTCATTGATGCCCTCAAAGTTCGTGGAGTCTATGATGGCTCAATCGACGCATTGGCCCAAATTTTTGCCGCCAACGACACGGCTCTCATTCCTGCCGATAATACCTCGGCCATGTATGATAGAGGGGGATTGGAAAAAGCAATCTGGATGCTTCCATTAGACAAAATAATGCAAGTCTTGCAACAGCTTTACTTGAATCGTCAGCAAGTGAAGGCAGTCATTTATGAAATCACAGGGATTTCCGATATTCTTCGTGGCTCGTCCAACCCAAACGAAACCGCCTCGGCTCAGAATATCAAAAGCCAGTGGGGGAACCTTCGTCTGCGTAAGTTGCAGAAAAGAGTCCAGCATTACGTGGTCGATTCTCTGCGCATCATGTCGGAAATCGTATGTACGAAATTCAGCCAAGATACACTTTCTCAAATGACTTCACTTCAATATCCAAACATGCAGCAAAAACAAGCCGCCCAGGCCTTCATGCAACAACTTCAACAGAATCCGCAAATGGCACAAGCACCACAAATCCAACAACAAATCCCAGAGATTCAAAAAGTTCTCTCGACGCCGACATGGGAAGACATTCTGAAGGTGATGCAAAACGATGTTCAGCGAGGTTACAAAGTCGATATCGAAACGAATTCGACCATCGAACCAGAAGCCACGGAAGACAAGGAAAGTATGATGGGATTGATGAACGCTTTGAGCCAATTCTTGCTAGGCGTGCAGCCTTTGGTTCAAAATGGAAGCTTGCCGTTCGATGCCATGAAGGCAATTCTTCTTACCATCTGCAGACGCTTCAACTTCGGTTCACAAGTAGAAGACGAACTCAAGCAAATGACTGCACCACAACCTGTCGGACCTTCGCAGCCGGATCCGCAACTTGAAGCCCAAAAAGCTGACTTGCAAAACCAAACCCAGGCTCTGGAATCCCAAAAGAATAACTTCGAGGTCCAAACTGCTAAACAGAACATGCAGATGCAAATGACGGAACAAATGGGTGCAATGCAACGTACGCTTGATGCCAAGATTGCTGATCTTGATAAAACAAGCTCGCAACTCCAACTCAATGTGATGCGGGAAAGGGGACTATCAGAACTTCATTATGCAAGGAATCTTGCGGTGATGAAACGCCAAGCGGATGCAGAAGGTGGCGAAGGTGTTCAGTAAATTTACAATACGAACGGCGCCTAACCTATTTTATTTCGGGGATGGCTCTAAAAGGCATGCGGGAAAGGTTCAGTCAAGAGGTCTAGTGAGGCCCAACGGGCCGAACGGCCTCTTGACGGGTTCTTTCCCAGCATGCAATCGTACGACATCCACTAAATAAATAAGGTCATTAAACATGGCTCTCCTACTCACTTGTACTTGCACTGGACGTTTCATCAAGCATGAACGCAATGGAAGTTTTTGCTCCAAGTGTGGCTCTAAAGCTCTAATCGATATGACCACCAAAGCTTCCAGCATGCGGCAACTTGATGTAGACTATACCTGCCCAATCACCGATAAACCCATTCGTTCCAAACATGCTCATGAAGAAAACCTTAAACTCCACGGAAAACAAGTTTATGAAAAAGGAGTCGAAGACGATGCTCGTCGTAATAGGGAAAGATTAAATCAAGAATTTGAAGACAAACTTTGTGAAACCGCTGCACAATATGTAGCCCAACTTCCCCAGGAAGCCAAGGCCAAACTAGAACAAGAACTACTGACAAGCGAAATCCAAACCACTAGAGGTTAATGAAAATGAGCGACCAAGAATTTGACATGAGTGCAGCGGTTGATACTTTGAGTTCTGGACTTTTTCCTGAATCAGAAGCTTCATCTGAGCCGGTAGTTGAATCCCCAGAACCAGTTGAGTCGGTAGAACCAGTTGAGCCTATTGCCCCAACCGAACCTACCGAACCAGTAGACCCAGCTTCTACACCAGTCGAAAAGCCAACCGAAGAACAAACCGATCCTGTCGCCAATGCCCCAAAAACCTGGCGCAAAGAAGCTGCAGCCGAATGGGCCAATCTCTCGCCCACCATCAAGGCTGAAATTGCTAAGCGCGAAGAAGACATGTTCAAAGGCATCGAGAATTACAAACTCGATGCTTCAATTGGAACTAATTTCAAAAATGCAATCTCGCCTCATGTAGATTACTTGCAAAAAGCCGGTATTGATCCCTATGGTGAGGTAAGCGGTCTTCTTGATTACTCGAAAATAATGCGTTTCGGCACTCAAGGCGAGCGTATGCAGTTGTTGGGTAGTATTGCTCAAGAGTATAACATCGATCTTCTCGACCTGGCTTCCAATACTCCAGCCAAACCCTATGTCGATCCGCAAGTTCAAGCTTTACAACGTCAACTAGATGCTCTAGAATTCAGGCGTCAACAAGAGGATACCCAACATCAGCAAACCGTAATGCAAGATGCTCAATCCAAGATTAATGCTTTCCAAGCAAATCCCAAAAATGAACATTTTGCAGAAGTCGAAAAGGAAATGGCAGCTTTTATCTCTTCTGGAGTCTGCCAAACACTCGACGAAGCTTACGAGAAAGCTGTTTGGGCTAATCCACTCACCCGAGCCAAGGAACAAACCCGTCAGGCGGCGGAAGTCCAAGCTCAAAGTCAGGCAAAAGTTGCAGCAGCAAAAGCCGCTACTGCCGCAAATGTCAAGACTACTGCCCGCCCCGGAAGCGCGACCGCTCCTACTGGCAGCATTGACGATACGCTAGCAGAAACTCTCGCAGCAATTCGTTCTCGCTAACCTTTCAGGAGTAAAGCCAAATGGCTAGCCCTAATGCCACCTTTACGGAACTGGTTTCAACCACCTTCCGTAAACACGCCAAAGATGTAAAAGACAACGTTTCCAAAAACAATGCTTTGTGCCGTAAGCTTATGGCTGATGGTCAGCATCGTAACGAAGACGGCGGTCTTTCTATCGTCCAAGACCTCGACTACCAAAACAACGGTACTTACCAGCGCTACAGCGGCTATGATACTTTGAATATCAGCGCTTCTGATGTAATCAGTGCTGCTGAATTCCAATGGCGCCAAATCGCCATTAACGTTGTTGCAAGTGGCCTGGAACTTCGTATCAACAACGGTGACTCTCGTATCATCAACCTCGTGAAAGCGCGGATGAAGAATGCCATTCGTACTTTCAAAAACAACTTCTCGGCTGACCTTTATTCGGATGGTACTCTTGCCAACCAAATCAACGGTCTCCAGGCGCTTGTTGCGGATGCCGGTACTGGCACAGTGGGTGGTATCGATTCCTCGGCCTTC